CTTGGGGTCCAGTCGGTCCGATGTCGCCTTGGGGTCCAGTCGGTCCGATGTCGCCTTGGGGTCCAGTCGGTCCAATGTCGCCTTGGGGTCCAGTCGGTCCAATGTCGCCTTGGGGTCCAGTCGGTCCGATGTCGCCTTGGGGTCCCGTGGGTCCAATGTCGCCTTGGGGTCCCGTGGGTCCAAAAGATGGTCCAGATGGTCCAGTTGGTCCAGTTGGTCCAGTTGGTCCAGTTGGTCCAGTTGGTCCAGTTGGTCCGGTGCATTCGTCAGGACAGCAACAACTGGAAAATATCCATTGATTTACTGCTGAGTTGTATTGTAATTTTTGGCAATCTTCTGGTAATCCACTTTGAATGGGAATTTTATTCAAAACTACGGCATTTGCGGCTTGAATACCTGAGTTATTTTTAAATCCGGAAGACATTTTTATAATGATTAGAATATTTATTTGTATTTTATAACAGATGTCTAAATATAGACTTTAAGCGTTGTGTAATCTTATTTAACATTACACTTTTCACAGTCTTTATAATTTATGAATAAAATTAAGGCTATAACCAGAATAACCATGTAGACGCTTAATTTTACCCATTTGCGCGTTTGATAGTCTTTAGCTGAGGTTAAACCAGTGACTCCAGCGCCCACCAAAGCTAAAGGAACAGCCATGCATAATCCACAGAAATCTTCTCTTGTTTCAACCATTTTAAAGTTTGTAACATATTTTCTTGTAGCGTAGTGATATAAAATCTTTTTATTTTATATCGTGTTGAAAGTCGTGTTGAAAGTCATGTGACTTTACGGTGTTTACAGTACAGGGAAGCCGAGAGCTCCACCACTAATACGAATAATGTTAGCATTGACAGCCAAGATGATAAATTCGTACTTTTGAGCATAGTCTGCTCCGGATGCCGCGGCACCGGTTCCGTTAGCGCCAATAATGGATTCTGGAGAGGCAACTGGTAGAATGCTGACATTGGTCAATTTACCGTAATTAGTGGAACCCAGTGGATCAGAGTTAACAAAAGCCAGCGAGTACGAGTACATATGATAACCGGTGAAAGTGGGTATGGAAGGAGCTTTGTACCAGGGTTCAACAAATGAAAAGTAATCAGATCCCATATAGTTGAGTCGATTAGTGTTTTCATAAGTGAGAGTTGTGTTAATAATTGGATCGTAGGCGCCTGGAGGTTCTAAAATAGTCAACTGGGGGCCTGGTACGGGAGATGCCGTGGTGTAGTTACTCCAAACATTGGTGTTGGTAATGTTACGGACGCCGAAGAAGAGAACTTTAATCGAGTGTGAAAAGCGAATATCGTAACTCGGGTTTGGATTGGTAACGGGGTTGAAAGTTTGCCGAGGAGCTGTCTGCACTTGTTCAATGAGAATATCGCGCGGAGCGCACGCCATTCGCTTCCTTTCTTCATTACTCACAATGGCGTAATTGGCCCAGACTTGAACATTGGTAATTTCAGGCGCGGCAGCAATGTCGGTGCCTACAACAGGTACGGACACTGGATTGGTTCCTGCGACTGGGACAGAGTTTTCCAGAATGAGAAGCTGATTCCAGTCTCGGAAATTGAAAGAGATTCTCATTTCATTGTACGGCAAGGCAGCCGTAGGAAGTGCTAAACCGGTGTCGCGTGTAAAGAAGAAGGGCAGCGGTAAATTCAAATAGACATTGGACGTCGGCGTACCTGGTGCCGTTGGATTTACCAAGCCGTCAATGTTACCAATCATGTCATCGTAGCCGAGTTGCTTACTAGCAGGTGTCGTAAAAGCAGCCCAAAAATCTAGGAAGTAGTTGTCGAAACGCTCAGCCACTAAATCGTTAAAGGAGATACTGGCTTCACGGATGAGATTGTGCATAAAGTTTTTGGTCCAGGCGATACGGCCAGCGGTACCGTACTGATTGCCTGGCAATAAGGTTACAGAAGGAATTAGCAGACGAAGCCATGTCTGCAACAGATAATCACCAGCACGAGAAATAGTTACCGACCATTCCTGGCCGAATCCCGCGGTACCCGATGATCGCGATAAAATTACCGGAACCTGAGTGAACCAAGTAGATTTGCGCGTTTCTCGAACAAAATAGGCAAAAGATTGAGCTGAGCCATATTGATACTTTTCAATCTCATCAAACGTAGCGAGATCAATAAATCCACTTGTTATATTTGATCCAGTTGTCGTCATTCTTGTTTTTTTGTACTTAGGAAAATTTTTAAGGGTAAATATAAATTTACACTTTTCAATTGTAAATTTACACACTTTTCAAAATGCCAATTAGAAAACTAATAGAGCAACATGGGTTCTCCATCTTATTCTTATTATCACTAATCACTATTATTACTTTATTTGTTGTAAATTGGTGGAACGGCCACCAGGGGACGTATGTTGATCATTCGGACATGATATGGGCTTTATTAGATAAGAAGAGTTATCCTAGCCGAAAAGTGGAAAAGGGCTCGTTTGAAAGTAAGGGTGAGTTGGAATGTCGTCAATCTATTGAACAATTGACGGGAAAACCCTTTCCTAAAGCCCGTCCTTCCTTTCTAAACAATACAGTTAGCGGTCACGCATTAGAATTGGATTGTTATAATGAAGAGTTAAAATTGGCCGTCGAATATAACGGCGAGCAGCATTATCGCTACATTCCTCATTTTCACTCTAGCAAAGACGCTTATTACAACCTGAAATATCGTGACGAGATGAAGGAACGTCTGTGCCGAGAGAACAAAATAAGATTAATTATTGTCCCCTACACAGTTAAGAAGGAGGATATTCTTTCCTATATCAAGCTGGCCATGTCAAAGTTTGAAAGCACTTGATCTGATTAAACTAATACTCTGATCACTCAAAATCATCTGATATAATTCCTAGCTAATAAAAATGAACAGACCTTATTGCTCGGAAGAATTGAGAGATTTAAATAGTGAAATCCATGCTAGACACAAATTGAGTGATGTATTCGCCGTTCACCGACCTTGCTTGCATCGCTATCGTGTTAAAAAAGGTGGAAGAAAAGAACAGTTTATCCTAGAGGCTGCTCGTGAAACCATAGACGATCAAACGTGCAGTGTCTGTTTTAAATTGAGAACCAGCCTTAAGAAGCCGTCAACGGAGGACATTGAATTGATTCGAATCAATGACGGGAATGATGAGTATCAATTGAATGAGATCTTTCTTTCAGTAAAGAATGAGTTTTATCGCTGGCTTTTCCAACACGACTTTTAACCAGCCCGAGGATAAAATCATGTCATATTAAAAATGCCCTCAATAATGAACAATCCCTCTTTGCACAATGGACTGTGCATGATGCCGAAAACAGAAAGTCCTGTTCCGTTGAATACGGCTCCAAGTAAAGAGACATCTTATCAACGTACGCTGATAGGATACACGCCTCGACAGGCTTTCGGATGTGTTTCTCTGGTCTCTCATCCGACCCTGTCTCGAGTAAACATAACCACCGATAAAGATTTAATCACCATACCGGCCAATGCTATTATTGACTCAATCGAGTACTTTGGCGTTTCTGGCTTTGCCACTAAAGGACTCTTCTCAATCGGCATAGGACAATTAAATGACATGCTTTTACTCACTCTAATTGAAGATGCAGACATGGCCATTGCCAATGAACGCATTGGAGGCAGTCGACATTTCTTCTCTACCAGTCTAAACGGCGCCAACACTAAAGAGCTAGTTTTATTCACTAGCAACGTAAATGTCGCCTTGGAACATCCGATCACAACCGGTTCCCTTCAAGTAGTTATAAGTTATCATTTAAAACCCGATGTTGAACCTAAGCAATAGCCTCTGGTGACTAACCAACTATTAGACATTTGATTAGTTTAAAGATATATATTGACACCTTTTAAAGAATGAAAAAGAGTATTGTCGACGAGTTGGTACAATTGGAAAAACTAATTAACGGCATTGAAAACATATCCATTAGGCAAAAAAATGGCATAATGAAACAGTTGGAAGTTGTGCGTCGATGTAGCAAAAGTAAGAAAAACACTAAAAATCGCAACTGCAACCAGTATTCTGGTTTTCAAAAGACAATGCAAATCAGCCCTGAGATTGCCAATTTCGCCGGTTGGAATGAAAATGATCTGCATTCTCGGGTAGACGTTACTAACAGCATTTGTGTGTACATCAAGCAGAATAATTTACAAAAAGCCGAGAACAGACGCATCATCATTTTAGACGAGACACTTAAAAAGCTTTTACGCCATTCTGAAGACGAGATTACTTACCCGCATCTTCAAAAGTTTATCGGAATTCATTTCATAAAAAACACTAACATTGATGCCCGACAGGACGGACAGGACGGACAGGACCAACAGGACCGACAGGACCAACAGGACCGACAGGACGGACAGGACGGACAGGACGGACAGGACGGACAGGACCGACAGGACCGACAGGACGGACAGGACCGACAGGACCGACAGGACCGACAGGACGGACAGGACAGCAACAGCAGCGGAGCCAGACATTCCTATAACGAAAAATAGTACCAATGAATTGAAAATATTGAACAGGGTCGAATTTACATTCACTGAACGAATGTAAATTGTTAATAAATTTCATTTACTAGCCATAAATTGGCGTATCGGACCAGGTCTACATCTTTTAAAGGATAATTGAGTTGATCTAATTCGGTCTTTAGCTTATCAAAACGCTTCTTGTCAATTATTCCTTTTCGTGTTAACCAGTAGCCCAATACAAAACCGGTAGGATTTTTAAAGGTAGGATTAGGAATACGTCCAGCCTGTTTCAAAATGTATTGGATCTCTTCGTTAGACACGGTTATAACTCCTGACGAATTCATATCATTGGCTACAATGCCGATAAAAGTGGTGAAACGTTGAAACAGGGCCACATTGACATCGTCTTTTGTTGACGGTCTAATTATGGCCTCGTCGTAGATTTGTCCTCCCATACGTTCGTAGGCGTTATATTCTAGTCCGTCATTGATTTCTTCATCAAACCAGTAGTTCTCGTCGTTCATCGTGTTTTTAAGGAGACATCAAATGAATATTGACAAATGTCCGTCCAGGAGTAACATGGTCGATAGCCAAGCATTTCAGTTAAGGATGTATTTTGTGGCCTTAATTCTTCGGTTCCCGCTTCTGGCTCCGAACATATGATAATTGGAAGATGAACATTGTTAGTTTTTTGGAAAAGACAAGACAGGTCGTCAAGGCTTATGCCTGTTGGTGAGACGAGGTTTACCAGTTTATGAAAGGGCGTATGGGAAACCTGAGAAAGCAGATAGGTCAAAGTGAGAGAGAAGGCCGATACGATGTCGTTCACGTGTAAGTAAAAGTATTCGCGTATTAGGTCGGAGAAGGTGACGGTGAGAGCGGTTTCCGAAACGGCATGGTCGGCCATAAGTTTTAAAAGATCATGTCTAGCGTGTCGTATAATGAAAACACGTCCTCTATACTCTGACAAGAGCTCTTCAATAATAGTTAAAGTGGGACTCGGTTCACTTTTCCAGGAAAGTCGACTAGATAGGACAATGTTGTCTATGCCGTGTCGTCTAGCCTGTTCTAACAAGTTGAGCATGGCTTGTACATTATCAAGGGTAGAGTTTTTTTCACTGGCCATGGCAAAATGAACCAGGGTTTTAATGTTACCGTGTCGTTGAAATATAAGTGAAAGTTTATGTCGATCAGCCAAGCATGTTTTTGAGAAGGTGAACTTGCAAGGAACGGACTTTTTAATTGACTTGTACAGCCGATGCATATCCGTTTCTCGACTGTTTTGCCGATCAACACCAACGACAGTGCACCCTTTCTTCAGTAAGTCTATTACCAACTTACTTCCTATTGACGAATTGCAACCGGTGACAAGTATCTTACTTTGCGGAATCTGATAACTGCGCAAGTTGTTCCAGCAACATATTGTCATTTTTATTTAGCAATATAAGAAAAATGGCTGAGCGTATAATTGGTAAAAAAGTTCAAACATCGAAAAGGTTATCATATCAACCGGGTGAAGACGTGTGTGCTTGTGGTTACTGTACTATTGGTACAACGAGGAGAGAATGTTCATTACGGGGCGGTGTCCAAGACTGGCAGACAGGTCTGATAGATTGTTGCGGTGGTTCGGTAATATGTACATCACAGCCCGATTGTGCCATGCCCGATCCGACCGAGTGTTTTATCGGGCTGGGTCCCGACAGCCGCGATCCTCTCATTTCTGTTGAATGGGACAAGAAAGCACCAAATATAAAATGTACTTACCGCCTGGAAGACATTCGAACACGTGATCAAATTCAAAACTTTAACAAGCAGTATGGTGCCAACAATGACTTGCAAGCCCAATACTGTACGGAAAAGGTGACGACGTGCTTTGACGGGGCAACAGAGTGCAGTCGCCTGCGATCTAGTGGCGAAGGCGGCAACGAATGCCGTAAATGGTTTGAAACTCAAAGTGACCCGATCAAGGATGTGACGATGCAAAATTACTGCCTGGCTAACGATACGGCAGAGTGCAAGTGCATTCGACGCTCTTCCGATCCGGCTTATCAGGCCCTGAAACAGGCGCATTTTATTAACGACGGTTGCTGGTACACTCCTTGTGCCAATCCCAGCCAGTATTTAGTGCCGAGCAATCTAATCAATCCATCCTGTCCTGACAAGGTGTGTCAAATAATTTTTGACATTATTAAAGCTAATAATGTCGATATTAATGACGTCAAGAATTCAATCGCCTGTGACTTTAATCAGCCTCAGCCACCTATTCCAAAACCCGACACTTCATCATTTTGGATCAAGTATCGCTATTATCTCTTAATAGCGGGTATCGTGGTCGTAGCTCTTATTGTGCTATGGCAGTTGAATCGTGAATAGCGCTTAACGCGTGATTTGAATCCCGATGGGGATTCAAATGTCAGGATTTAATCAAAACGATTATTAAGAATGTTAAGCAGTAGCATGTCTCCGTCGGCATCATTAATCTTGTTATAGTTGGTAAAGTTTATAACGAGATCGCGTGTATTCTTGGTCAGACTAGTGTTTAAAATGATGACTTTCGAGTCGTACGTATAGTAGCGTTTGTCCAACAGGATATTCCACTCTTTAATGTCGTCTACATCGTCCAGGGGCAGAGTCTGCAGTTCGGGCGTTTTGGCATGGCAGAGTGCCACCGTGATCTGTTCCGCGTCTAGAGGATGATGAACAAATACTTTCAAGTCGGGTCCGTACAGGGAAGCCTTATTATTTTTTAACATGTTTTTAAATTTGTTCTTGCCTTCAACCGGCTTGGCTTTACCGTGTTTCAATAAAGTGGAAAACAGCTCCTTCATGATGACATGAATGATAACGTCGGAAATTACAATATACTTATTCAAGATTGTAATTTCCGACTTACCAACGTCGACGGCAAAGTCTTTCAAAGACTTTTTAATTTTCCGATAGCGAATCCAAAAATAGATACAGCCACATATGACCGACTTGCAAAGAGATTCATTCAACAGGTTAGACTTTTCCTTGATCAAGTTGAAAATGTTGATTACGGGGCGAACCAGGGACATCATGCCCAGGTTTTTTAAAATGGAAGCAATGTTGACCTCCTCGTCTTTGACGCTATTGAAGGGTAGAAAGTAGATGGAATCTTTGGATAGATTGTTGGAAAGAAAGGCAAAGCCACGGTTAGCCTCGTGCTGTTTCAAAGAGAACATGCTCAACAGATCATCAGATGAAATGTCGCAATTCTTCAACGAGGCCGCTCGATGAAGACAGGCCATTAAGATGGCCTTTTTAAACGTGTTGCGAAATATACGGTTGGTCGTTATCTTTTGGTAAATATCTATCGATATGTTTTTAATATGCTGTGGTATGTAACTTGGAATGTCATTGTAGATATTACATTGGACTTTGCGCCTCTTCTTCATTCCTATCAGGTTAGAATGATGATTTACGGTAAAGTTTTCTGACAGTAGCTCGCCGCAATCGGAGCAGATGACTTTCCCGTTGTCGTCTGCCATGTCTAAATGTTGACAGGCTGAGTCGGCCTCGGACTCGAGACCCTGGCTTTGGTGTACGCCCAGGACCAAGTCCGAATCGCTGATGACATCGCACCCGAACTCGACCAGATTTTCACCATTGCGGCAAATAAGCATTATCTTCTCAAAGAAGGCCAGATTGTAATGAATATCTAGTGTCATTTTACTTTTAAAGTTTAAAAACATAAAAGTGTTTCTTGTTCAAGTTTTTAAAAAGTCGGCGTAAATTTCCACCTAAGTCGGTCAAAGAGCTTGCGACAGATGTTGTCGTGAAATATCTTCCTATCAATCGTTTTCAGGACGGTAAAGTTTTCAATTTGACACTTGTGATCGTGTCTCCTCAGCAATTGAAAGAGTAAATACTGCACATTCATAAAGTTCTTTCGGCCTAACTCTTCCGACTTGTCCTTTCCGTGCAGTGAATCGTACAAGATCACTAGCTGCTTAAAATCCTCAATCAGCTTCTCTTCCAAGTAGGTGATGTCGTCAACCCTTTTATTGGTCAAATTGAAATAGATAAGATTAACATTCTCAAAGTGCTTGGCGTACTTTAATTCTTTGAGGAAGAGCAGGATGTGTTGTCGCGTGACTTTGGCATACTTTAAATGTTTGGACGCGTCGCTCTCCACGGGCACTAGAAGACGATACGCCTTAAATTTCTCGTCCAAGTCCCGATACAGGGCGTCGGGTATCTTGCAGTTTTGCTTGCCCTGATACTGTTTAATACAGTCTTGAAAGTGTAGGATGCGATTATAAATAAACTTGCTGACAATTTTGAAACGATTGTAGTCTCGATGCGTAACACCGATTTCAATGGATGCTTGCTGAGTTGAGCATTGAATGCATATTTTCCGATTGAACTCGTCAACTTCAAAACAGTTTTCATCGTCGTTGTGGCAAAAGTTGCAGTAGGCGTCAGAGACTGGCAATCTCAAACGGACTGAAGGAACGGCAATATCGTCCCAGCCTTTGTGTTGAATCAAAGACTGAACGATACCCAGGTACTCGTCTATTATGTCTCTCTTCTTTCGACTAATTTCTAAACTCATCTCCTTTCGGTGCGATATGGGATTTTTCAGTATATTCTTATACTCTTCCAAGAGCATGCACGTCTTGGCAATGTAAAACTCCTTACTAGTGCAACGCTCTCGAATTAGACACTCTTTAATCTCCGTTAACTGCTGTTTAACGTCCTGATCCAATGGGTAATTAGACTCGGCAATAAGGGCGTCAACTGTGCGTAAACGCTCTTCATTTTGTATATCGTCACTCTCAATCTTTTGTAAAATGGTCAAATCTAAGGCCAAAATGTTGATGGACATTTTCAACTTCTAAATAAGGAGCTTAACTCTTTATGATCATTATTTAATATTAGGGTAATTAAAAATGAACCGTTCTTTTATAGCGGAGGAGCAGCGTCTCTTTACTAGTGCCAATATTGAACGATACCAGAAGATTGGGACAAAACTTTTCCAAAATCGACTTGGAAATCTGTTCTTGGCTACTCGGCCTCAGCCCAAAGCCACATGTCAGCGTTAATCTCTACTTTTCAATTTATAACAAACCGATCTGTTACAAATTAGACTATAGCCCGTTAATAAATAGAGGAAAGTGAAACTAGGTCATTAAACGAGAAAGGTTTTGACAAACCACTTGAGAGAAGATGTCATCTTGGCATTTGGCTTTTGTGCCATACGTCGCAAGCAGTGGAAAGATATCCAACCAATACCGGTACAATCATTTCTTAAATTACGAAGTATATCCTCAATCTGTATATTAGGAACTTGTTTTATTTCAGAAAAATAGTAGGAAGTGTTGTTGTGTCTTAAAAGAGGGCTTTCTTGGCAAAGTTGTACCGTATCATTGGTCAAAGATGTCTCTTCTTTGATCTCCCTAATAGCACATTCCAGTTCTGATTCGCCGTCTTCCACTCCGCCTTTAGGGAAGCCCCAAAGATTCTGACGCGATTGAATCAGTAACAACTTGCCATCATGAACAATAATACCGCCTGCTTTGCGTCTTTGAACAAACGATTGGTCTGCTTCCGAATAAGACCATGACGTTATACAACATTTACAATTCATTTTTACTATTTTATTGGACACAGGAAGCTTGTCCTCAAATTTGCTTCCGTTGACACATATTCAAGATTTGAAGCACATCATGCTTCAAATCCACCAGTGTCTATTTTAACGAACTCGGTTTAACTGTTTTGTAGGATGAAACATTTCAATTGACGGTATCTGTGCCGTATTGTCGAAACCGCCGCGGCAGGTCCGTTGGGGTAAACGTAGGAACTCAGCCTCGCTCATGGGATTAAAGCCCGACATGGAAGGAGCCGCATAGTTGGTCACGGCCTCGGCTATCGGATGGTTTCGAGCCAGGTTTACATTTTGTAAAACAATGGGTGTTTCTCTGACACTGCACGGATTGGTAAAGCCGAACGTCACGTCTCTGGTTGGCAAAAGGACAGGACCGTTTATTTGGTTCTTGAGTGAATCCGACGTGCTAAGGCCACACGAACGTGCCGCTATAATTTCACCCGGAACCAAAGGATCTCGAATCATGGACGGTTTGACATCGGGTGCATTGATGGCCGAATAAGCAGCCACGGTCCGATTAGCTTCACACGAGACATTTAATAAATTATTCTTAACCTCTCTCGTATTTTCAGACGTGCCGCAATCGCGCAGACGCATCGTAAATATGGGCTGGTACGGTTGAGTGCTGACCGTGGTCCAAATTCTCGGCATTCGAGACAGAGGCAGCAAGTCCTCTTGGCGCCAAATAGGTGGTCGGAAAGCCCCGTCTCTGGCCACTCTATACGGCAAATAAGCCTGGGTGGACGAGGCCTGCCCTTGGCCATACGACACGGACACCATGGGATTTTGTCCGCGTGCATAGTAATTAATAGAATCGCAAAAACGATCGGCGGACTCGTCCACCATAGTCGTAACCGCCATAGTTTCGCCCACCTTGTCTATTCGCCTCGTATGAATAGCCTTGGGCGGATCTTTCATTATGTTCATGTTAGTTCCCCATGATTCTACAGAGGGCAAGGTGGCTTTGCCATAGTTTACTAAACCGGAATAACTCAACGCCATTTTGATGAAGTGATGAAAAATAGTAACTTGTATTAAAGCGTGCCACTTGTGTCTGGTCGGCAAAAGTGGCTAAAGCTACTTGTCGGCAAAAGTGGCTAAAGCTACTTTTACGGCGCGATGTGACAGACCAATCTTTATGCTTTGCATTAGCGGGTTGCCGGTCTGATTCCTATTATTGCTGACCAGTTTAATTTGACTGCATTTGGTCAACAACTGTAACAGGTCAGTCCAGTACTCTTTGTTTGAATCGCTAATTAACTTGTTTAATTTGTCAAAGACCCTGTCTAGTTCCAATATGACATTCTTTGAAAGAAAGTACTTTAAATCCACAGTTATTAGCAGTTTTGTATCTTTGGGACCGGCCAGACAGTAAGTCTCAATTTCTCCGTCAAATTTTAATACGGACAGAAAGTCACTATTCATTATGGCTACCCGGTAGGGTAGAGTACTGAGAGAAGGACTTAATCGAGTAATAAATTCATTCAGTCCAACAGGACTAGCGTCGTTTCGTATTTCACGGACAATTGTCACGTCACTGTCAGCGGCCAGGACTGCCTCCATTCCTATTATCGACTCGTGATAGTCGATCAAAGAAACTCCCTTTCGATCCATTTTAATTTCGTACATGGACGGTATAGTTAAAAGGACGGGCACTTGCTGCTCTGTGTGCAAGTAGACGTAGCGGAGCATGCCGTCACGTTCATACAAGTCTTTGACCGTGCATCCCAGGGCCAACTGTCCCGAATCTGCTTTTTTTCGAGTGAGGATGTCATACAATTTAGAATATAATAACATTTTTTAAAAAGAGAACAGATTCTATAAATCTTGTTTGTCACTCGACTGAAATAAATTCCTTACAAATAAAAAGTCATCATGGCAGGATATGTGAGTTTGGAGTCGGCAATCCGTACTTGTAAGATTGATACGGCGTATGCGGACAAGATTCAAAGTGACCGTTTTTTAAATCCAGGCAATATGGTTTGTCCAATCTGGAATGGATACGACAGCGCTGGTCGCCCTGTCTGCGCCGATTCCTTTGATACCAAAAGCGCTGGATGTAATAGCGCCGAAGACCGTGTCATGGTTGAAAACTATCAAAGACCTCAATACGTCGAATACGTTAATCTAAGTTCGGGTGGCATCGATGGTGAGTTTTACGGTCCAACGGCTCCTTATTCCATGACGCAATGGGATCGAATGCAAGGCGTAAACGGCTTGTATGCGATTAATAACATAACAGGTAACTTTGGAGGACAATTTGCCAGCACTATAAATCCAGGATGTGGTGTCGATGCCTACACGCGAGCCATGCAACAAAATCAAGACATGCTGAGAAAGTATAGTTCGTACAATCAAGCATACGCGTCGAACATGATGAAAAACGCCAGCGGTTGTGGTTTATAATCCGGTCCCGGGGTCCAGTGAAATTTGACTTTTCCGTCAATGTCACATGAAACTGATTAAAATGGACCTGGAAAGTGTTATAGATCTTAACCTGTATACGAAAATTATTACAGCTATCCATAATGTAAATGTTGAATTGGAAGAGAGTGTCGAGTGGCTCATCTGTCAAGTGTTTAACGACCTGGGTCAGCCAGAATGGCAAGGAAAAGAAGATGTTTACATTGAAGAAGTTATTAAAAAGGGCAAAATTGGCTGGAAGCACGAATGTTTTACCGTATTTGAACGTGTTCAAAATGAACAGGATGCGTACGTTCTCAATCCTTTTGAAGTAGAGGAAGGTGTAGTCCAATGCCCGCGATGCAAAAACTATAAAGTCTTTTCCGTGGCGGTACAGACTAGAGCCGCCGATGAGCCAACGACCACTATGGCCCAGTGCACTATATGCAAGTACAAATGGTCTCAAAATGGATGAGAGGTTGACACGTGTCAACCTATTTTAGAACTTTAAAAGTCTTACTATTTTACGTTTTGTTTTAAACGTAAAATACACAACGGAGTTTAAACATCCTTAATAATAGAGGACCCTGGCAGGCGACCGCGAACGGTATCTCCTGGTCACAGGATAGGTTATTCCGTCCATGTTTCGGCAATGACCGTTAGCGGCACGGTATTGATATGTTTTGCACGGTTTCAAAGATTGGCTTCGAGAACGGCTTCGAGAACGACGACGCGAACGAGTTCTGGGCATTTTTATTGGATCAAGATTATTTTTACAAAATTTAGCCAACTAATTTTCAATTGTCGGTGTATCGGTTCTGCGATTGACGAAGATTTTGCCGAAGGCGCGTCAGATCTCGACAGCATTGACGTTTTGGTGATCTTGGACGGCGAGCACGCCGCCTGGGCCGAGGACCTCTATCGTCATATCAATAGATGGGCAGACCGGCCGTGGCGCTGGACGTGCTGCTGCTGCCGTTGTAGTAGCTTATTCCGTAAGCCACAGCCGCGCCTAACAAGGCTCCAATACCGGCGCCAATGTACACTTTATCATCGCCCCACATTTTGGCAATGTACCATCCGGCAATGCCCATGACAACAACAAGAACAGCGTAAAGTAAATAAGTTAGCATTTCTGAACCTTCTGCCATTATATATCTTTTGTCTATATAGGAAAAAAATTTAACAGATTAATCAAATATATCTTTGATTGGCGTAATAGATGAATTGATCGTTGAGACTCGGCGTTGGTGCGCTCCGTCTCTGAAGCGCTAAAGCGGCTGCGTCGGCTATGAGCTGTAATTTAGCATTACTCACTTTACCCAGATTTCCAACTTGATTGAAATTAGTCTGACAAGCATCGGAAACATAGCGCCATTGTTCCAAATTGGACACTATATAAGTTAATGGAATATTCGTGTCACTAAAGTCTAGTCGGTCTTCAATTTTAGGGGGAACAAAATACTTGGGCCGTTGTCCTGGTCCAATTCCTTGAACACCCAGTCTATCAAGTCCTGCCACTAATCCTTCTTCCTCGGCTAACTCGAATCCGCTGTCGTCGCCTTCGTCGTCGTCGCCTCCGCTGTCGTCGCCTCCGCTGTCGTCGCCTCCGCNGTCGTCGNCGTCGCCGGCTTCGATGTCGTCGCCGTCGTCGTCCTCGCCGTCNCCGGCTTCGATGTCGTCAAAGTTTTCATAAAAGTCATCTTCATTTGGATTTCTATTAAAGTATATTTCCATGTATTTGTAATCATGGTTGAATTTGGGTTTCCATTTAGCCGCCCAGCACGTGCCCGGCTTGAAAACAATCTCCTGGTAAGATCCAACCTGATCTAATTGAGAGACGAAATCCTTGGAAAGATTTAAAATGACGTCCGATCTTTTGATGGCTGGACGGATTCTTCCCCGATTAACATCATCTTTAGTCTGACCAAAGTATAGGGAGGCTTCGTCGACAGCAAAAGGGATGGCCGAATATTGCCGGCCATCAATCTCGACAAAACTGTGACGATGCTTATTAGGCAAGGGAACCGTATCATTTTCCCGTTTAAGTTTCTTTCGATAGTTGGAAATCACGTGGCTCCAATCAATCTCCTCTAGCGATTGAAAGTCACTCTGGGCTTCTGCTTGAAAGTCCTGCCAGAAATTTAGGCGAAAAGTTTCATCGACAGGGAGACGACTGTGGCAGAGGCCCGCGTAGAGGAAAGCATAGGTTTCAGCCAAGGGTGAGAGGACGTGAACCCTTCTGAGCACATTTTTCACCGGTCTCAATTCAGATTTGTAGTACGGGATTGAATCATTAAAGTAAGGTCCTATGTGTTTTATCGACTTCCATTTCGGCACGTATAGCGGCCTGGAAAAGCCCTTATTTAGCAGCATGTCCTCGAGACGATCACAGAGATTCAAAAACACCCCCTTGTCCCGAGGATCCTTTAAAATGACACAGCACTCGCGCGGATTACACGCGTCTAGTTCAAAGTCTACATTTACCCGATCAAAAAACTCTTTCAATATATTGTCAGCATCTGAATGATTAGCATTGAAACAAAATCTCGCCATTTGTTTTGTACTAGCCAATAAATTATACGATTCTTTTTGGCGACTTGCCTTTTCGCGAAGGCGAACTGGGCTCTTGCAGCACGTTCTTCATCTCATTCTCAATAATCTTATTCATTTCATCAACATGACAGGGAATCTTGACGGGTTCAAAGTTTTCCCATTCCGGGCTGTTTGGCTTCGGGTCCTGATGAACTTGCGCCTGACAGACAAGTTGGCACGAGGGAGGCTCAAAGACTTTCATCAGTTCATCAGGTGGTGGCGGGCCAAGAAAGAGAGTTTCAATTCGTTCAAAGCGCTTGGTCAACTCTTCCAACTCCTTTTGCTGCTTCGAGTACTTTTTGTAAAATACATAGGAAACGACGGCAATGACGGCCGCACAGACACCGAGGACAATGAGATTTTCCACATTCATTTTCCTTCACCATGATTTAATCATAAATTTCTTACCCCTTTTCACATAAAATAAAATGGACCAGATAAAAATGGATCAATTTGCTAGATATCTTGCCTCGAGAAAGCCGACTGTTGTTCGGGAAAAGTATGAAGACGATCCGACTCTTAATATTCCCGACATGAAAGTCTTTCTCAATGAACAGAAACCCACCATTCTCCGTGAAAACTACGCCAAGGGCCAGATTGAAGAGTTTTCCCGGGAAATCACCATCCCACCTCTGAATACGGACATTAGATTTAATAAAGTGCTAAACACGTACACTCCGACGGAAAATGACAAGAATGCCATGTCCTACTCTCATCCAGACTGGTTAGTATGTGAAGACTTTAACTGTCTATTTAATAATCCAGGTGCCATATTTAACCCTTCTCAATTGGTTATTGCTCCGCTAAATACCGATATTAATTTTCAAAAGCTACCCGTCTACGGATCTGCTCTTTACGATCCGAGCAAGTATCCAAAAGCGTCGGATACTCATCCGAAAGGCCTGCACGAACACGATGCTAACAGTGAAAACTTTTCCTGGGCTATTAGCACGACAGACGATCTTGAACTGGATCTTATTAAGAAGAAGTTAATTCATCCAGTTTCTAATCAGTACACGTGCGGCTCTTGCTGGGCTGTCAGCTTTGCAGAATGTATGAGTGATAACTTTGTCGTTTCTGGCGCGGTTGGATGGGCTCCTGATATTTCATCCACTTATGTGATGTCATGTGTGACTACCGGTAATGACAATTGTAAAGGTGGTAATCCGGCCGATGTTGCCATGGCCTTGGAGTCGACGCGAGTGGCCGATTCATCATGTATCGACTATTCGTGGTGCATTAATAATGAAAACTGTAGTGGCGATCCGAGAAAGCACTTTAATAACACGGACGACATTGGCAATATTCTCAATCGGGCGATACCAGACTGTGGCTGTTACACGTCGGGAGTGAAAAAGTGGACCTATAAAATAAATCCGGGCAGTTCAACGGCTTTCAATATTAGCAGTAAAGTTCCGATTGATTCATTTCGAAATACGGTCAAGGCTCATTTGATGGATTATGGACCGACTATCGGAGGATTCGCCGTAATGTCCAATTTCAAGACTGGCAATCATGCCAATCCTAAATTTAATGGAGGCGTTTATTTTGACCGAGCTGATTATAATGGATACAGGAGTGGAGCCTTAAAGTTTGACGATAGTTTTGCCAATGACTTACAGGGTTTGCATGCTGTCAGTATACTTGGATGGGGAGTGGCCAAGAATATTCAGTACGATAATGGTAAAACGGGCGATGTTCCTTTCTGGCACTGTCGTAACTCATGGGGTACCAGCTGGGGCGATAATGGCTACTTTCGAATGGCCATGTATCCTTTCAATACCATGTCTCAGTTTGACAAGACGGTGCGAATTTCACGAGGACAAGAAATCGGTGGCATGATATTTATACGTGCTACTGAATTCCCCCTTGAATCTACACTTGGCCAAATAGCCGCCCAGTATCAGACTAATATTCAAAAAGTAAAACCCGCCTCTTACTATCAAGCCACACCGGCTGAAATCAGTATTTTGAACAGTCAGCAAATAGGAGACGTTACTCCACCGGCTCCCACTCCCACTCCCACTCCCACTCCGGGCGTTATGCCTGTTAATAATCGTTATTTACTGATAGGAGCAGGAGTCGTCATGGCTTTATTAATCCTTTTCATTACTTTGAATCGATAGGCTTGGACCGACTTGGCCACTATTGATATAAAAAGAAATAAGTCATGTTAGAAAAGCATTTTAGCGTCATTATGACGATAGAATGATCCAGTGTCACAATGAGACCGTAATATGTTGTTCTGTTGAGACCAATTCAACATATCACGCTGTCATTGTGCGCTTTTAAAGATTTTATGTCTCTTTGGCGCTGAGGTTCACAAAGGGCACGGTTCGTGCTTTGCGCGCCTATGAGACCATGGGGCGTCACGCTTTTACTACTACGCACGTAATCACATATATGATTTACTCAGGGCATATTAGGACATGGAGATTTTATAAAGTTTAACTTTATAAAATGTGTAAGGATGTGAGTTCTAAAAGATCTTTCAATTCAGGTCTTGTTGGCTAACAGAGCTGTTGGAGCTGGGACTGCGACTTCGATTGTAGGTCGATTCACTGACTTCGTCTGATTCAAATACACGTTCCACTGGTTTACGAGAAAGGAGACGTTTTGGGATTACTAGGCGGCTGGCATTCCTGGTCACCATACTGGTCACTAAAATGTCGGCAATTTTGTATTGAAATGATAATAGATTGGTTTTGGGAATGTAGACACTTTCAAAGTGTATCACTCCCATTGCTTGACATTTAGCCTTTTGAAATACTTGAACGGCTTTCGGGGCTTCAACGGTTATCAAGCCCTGATTTGTTGTAATCTGGCTAAAGTTTGTTTTAATAGTAACTAGACCGGTTGAACGGTTATTTTCCGTTTTTAGTTTGGCGAATAGAGTGGGTGGGACGCCTTCAATGCGTTGCTGCGTCTCTTTATCAACTTGATAGGATAGCACTGGTTTTATATTGTCAACAATACCCGGCCATGTTTTTACGTTCTTGGCCAGCTTACGAGCATTAACTTCCAGAGAAAGGAAGTCTTTAATCCGTGTCTGTATCTCTTCAAAGATATAAATGATGCCACGATTCATTTCAGCGGCTTTATACTCGTCAATATCGTCTTCAAGACTGGGTTTGACGTCAATGACGAAAGAGAAGGTATGCGTCGGTGCTTGACCAGCCGTTGAGTTGTCAAACGTGGTGACGCCGTAAGAGGCTACTTCAGGTATTTGTATGTAAATGTCGTCTTCAACACCATTGTCGTAAATGTACTTTGGATAGACTTTCTTGAATTGAAGCTCTTTTGATTCTTTGGAATAGACATACTTTTTCTCCAAGGATAGAATGATATTTTCAGGTTTGAAATTGTCAAATGTAATTACGTTGGCCATGTTTATTTCTTTGTCTATAATCACGCGTGTTCATATGTCAACTTTCCATTTATAAGTAGACTATATATTGGCAAAATGGAAATTCTGGAAATTAAAGAACTGTCGTTGGACACGATTAGACCCAACAGTGAGAGTATGAAAACGGATATTGGTGGTTCCAAAGTGGCCATCATAGGCAAGCCGGGATCGGGCAAGTCGGTGCTGATTCGTCACCTGCTTCACTCTAAGCAGCACCTGATCCCGGCCGGTTTGGTCATCTCCGGCTCGGAAGATACAAACATGTTCTATTCAAAAATCTTTCCCACCCTGTTCATTTACAATGAATACCGCAAGGAGATTATTGAGAATGTGATCAAGAGACAGAAACTGGCCAAGCAGTATTTGCCCAATGCTTGGATGGTGCTTGTATTGGACGATTGTATGGCCGATACGTCGGCTTTTAATAACCCTCTTCTTGTCGGTCTGTTTAAAAACTCTCGTCACTGGAACATGTTAACCATTCTGGCCAATCAATACGTTTTTGATTTGAAACCGGAGAATCGTACCATGTTGGACGGGGTTTTCATCTTTCGCGATCCAATCAAAGAGAATAGAAAGAAATTGTACAATAACTTTGCCAGCATTATTCCCAGTATTAACATTTTCAATCAACTAATGGACGAACTGACCAATGATTTCACCTGTATTTACATTAATAACCAGATTCAGTCCAATGTTTGGACAGATTGCGTCTTCTGGTTTAAAGCCGAACAGACGCCTCAGTTTACCTTTGGCTGTGACGATTACATTCACTTTTCCGAACAAAGGTACGATGACAGTTACGTCTTGTAAAGAGCATGAATTTTAAAATGGACAAGTCCATTTTAAAAATAGTAAGGTGTAAGGGTTTACATAGGTTCATTAGGTTTGGTTGCTGTGTTGGCGCTGAGACGGGCTTGGATGTGACTGAAAGAGACTTTTAATCGTCTTTCTTTTATTGTTCGTTCAATTTCGGCCAGATTGATGAAGCCGGTCTGGAAGAGTTGCTCATCCGTGTACGGACATGCACATTGAAAGAGTTTACGCGTCGTTTCGTACTTTAATATGTCAACGTTTAAATGTCGACTCAACTCTTCCAGTGAGCGATGTTCTTGTATATAGGAATAGGCTTTTATCGGTCCGATTCGTGGAATATTGTTATTGTAATCGGTACCACACATGATACACAGGTCAAGCCAGCTGGCTTGATCCAATTGAAGAGTAGATAATATCTCTTCAGTTCGAATGACAGTAAACTCCTTCTCAGACGTGTTAATGTCGCAGAGCATTTCAGGTACACAGCTGGCCAGTGTGTCCGTGTCTCGTGTCAGCACGGCATCGACTAGACCACGTTTACACAACTCGGCACATAAAACCTCACCCTCGCCTTCGGCACGAACACTATCAATACCGAAAAGATATAAAAGTTCGTGCAGTGTTTTAAAGTCGGTATCGGACACGTTGAGTATGCGAGATCGCATTTTGCCAATTTCTTTATCAACTAGATCGGCATTGAAATGAAGCTCGTTGGTCAGGGAAATACGTGTCGGCAGTGTCAGGCGATTGAGGCGATGCGACAATTGCCATAGTTCATCGCTGACAATACGTGTTTCATAATACTTTTCCATGTCAAATTCTAAACGTTCAACCTTGTCATATTGGGAGCGTCGCATGTTTTGGCGACGTTTACGTTCCTCCTTCTTCTCCTCAGGACTTGTGCCGTCAAATACAAAGAGTGGCTTAATATTGTGTTCTAGTAAAGTGACAAACATATTAATAAAAGTCTCTTCAAACATGGTAGCATTGGCCATCTTGTAGGAACAAATGAATAAAGACGCGTCAACGGCTATCTTCTTACCAGAGTAGGAACTCATACTTACTTTGTGCTCAAAATTGGGTACGTACCGTTTTAATAGTTCTCTTAGACCTTTAATGCCCATTACTAGTTTTTCTATAAAAACTATTTCACTTTAACATCATATTTTACATCTGTTAGCCTAAAGATTAACTACAAATTTACAAAAATGATGCAGACAGATTTTTCTCCCTTGGACGACATCCAGGACATACGTGAAATTGACGCCCGAGAACAAGGTGTCCAGGGCATTGTCCAAAAGTGTACTTACAAAGGAGTGCCGGCCGTAATAAAACTATCCTCACATATTGATTTCGTTCTGGAATTGGAATACGCCGTGTGGAATAGATTAAAAGCATTAAACAGCCCACACTATTGTGAAATACTGGACATGCTCGAACTGAAACCGAATGAGAATACTCACTGTCTCATGTTTAAAGAGGTAAAGTACCAAGGTGAAAATTATAGTTTAGGACAATTAGTACACCATAGACACGTATTGGATATACCTTTGGAAGCGATTTGCAACTGTGTTTTACAGACCCTGGCCGCCATTGCCGCCTATGAGAGTCTTAATATCACGCATTATGATCTACACTCGGACAATGTGATGATCGGTAAAACACCTTACGATATTCACGTTTACATTTTCAGCCAGGGAACGGAGGACATTGTCATACCCGTGCCCACGTTCGGCCTGTGTCCTGTAATAATCGATTTTGGCATGGCTTATTTGGATCAGTATCCTTACAATGCAACTGGTGTCTTTGCTGGCAGCGGTTTTACCAATTACATGCTTGATCCTTTGGTCGACAGCCGATTACTGCTTTTAACAATTAATAAAGACATTAAACGCACTTTAGACGAGGATAGAAGAGATTACCGAAAAGAACGTCCAGAAGATGCATTAGCTTACAAAAGTACAAATGCCTGGGTTATACAATTTGTCAAGAGGGTGCAACGTATTTGGGCTCCTTTAAAAGTGAAAAGCAACGGTTGGTTTAGAGACGACTTCTTCCCGTGTGCCGTTAAAGAAGCCATTGCTCAAGTGCCTCGAGCCCTGCATAAAGTACAAAATGGCATGTTGAACATTGAAAATATAGAATGGCTCTTTGAATTGTTACAGCACACCCTGTGGCTGCCTTTGTCTCCACTGGAACACTCGTCCCCTTCTCTGCCTAAAGCCCTACTTCTTTTCGCCTCCGAATGGATCTTGGTCGAGAATGCCATTCGAAACACGAAGGAGGAACAGCTCTTCCTTAAAGACCTGGTTTCCATGCTAGATAAAATGGACACCTTTATTGACATGAGACGTCGATATCCGAAAATTAAGAATTTTAAACGCCTTTACGATACTATGCGTCAACTGTCGCGTTCATACCAGCATATCATTTTACAGCATCGTAGCGTGGTTTCTGAAAAGAGAAAGATGGAATATGCCAAAGTAAAGTACCAAAAAACCCTGGAAATTCTATTATCTCTTTCCAAATCGGACATTAAATTCAAACCGGGAATGCGTCTCTGCTTTCTGTCTGATCAGGGTCGGACGGCCTGTTTGACCATTTCAGAAAAAGAGTCGGAACAGCTAAACTCCGACATGTGTATTATTAAAAACTTGTACGCCTCGTGTCTTTAAAGGGCGAATGGAGCCAGTGAATTGAATTACCCAGGCAATTCAATTCTGTCAATTATTAAAAGGACGATTCAATAAAGGCACTTTTGACGTAATATCCGGTACAAATTGTATTTAGTAAATACTTTTACCACGTCTTTGTAATACTCTCGGATCAGGTCTCCCATTTCATTGTCCAGAGATAGACCTAAAATCTTTACTTGACGCTTGCTCATTAGGATAAAGCGATGTTGGTAACGTATACTTCTCATTAGAGTTCTGGCATCCTTGCCAATACTGGGAAATATTTTCAAGTTAGAATTGGTTAAAGTTATTTCTTTAAATGGTAAATCTAATTGCCGTAATACTTTTTGAAAATTTCTTGTCGCTAAAGGAAGCGGGTCGGGGAATCCGAGAAAAGACAGCCAAGAACGCGATATGTGTATCAAGTCCTGTTTCAGTTCTATTTGCCACTTTTCAGAATAGAACAATGGATTGACTTTGTAACCCGAGGCTTTGACAAACTCTAAAACGGATAACACTCTATCCAATGACTGATTCATGGCTCGTTTAACGTATTGACACGGATTCTTGGCACATATGTTTACGGCAATTGTTAGCCTATCTCTGTTATTCATTGTCATTAAATGTAAGGTGAATGTTTACCGTTTATCCTCAAATTAAACACAATACGGTCACAGAGCTCAAGTACTTTGACCGGCCCAGATAGCCGGACGTGAAACCCGGCCCAGATAGCCGGACGTGAAACCCGGCCCAGATAGCCGGACGTGAAACCCGGCCCAGATAGCCGGACGTGA